CAATGTTTATCTTCCTTGGTGGATTTAGGTTGTCTGTCCAGAATAAAAGTGCTCCAGATTCCTTATGACCTGGTAGATAGTTTACTCCTGTTATTAGATACTCCTGATTAAAGTTTAACTGACTTGGGTTACCTCCACTCTTTGTGGATATAAGCACCTGTGACGTTGTATTATCTATCTGGTTATACTCAAATATAGCGTCGTACTCGTCAGATGAAACAAACCAGTATATAAGGTTCAAGGGCTCGTATGATATCGCACCTATGGTTCTGGCGTTTGTCGTGTTTATTGCTGGAACATATCCCGATAAAACTGAAGATATATCTCCCACGATTCCGTTGCCTAACGAGTTAGACACAGACCCAATGTTGGATCCCTCAGACGTGTCTATGGTTATGTTTAAAGCATCCGCATACTGACCTCCAGACAAAAGTCTCTGATCAAGTCTCTGATCAAGATCCTTGTTCATCTTCCCTCCCAGGAATGTCTTCTTTAATTCCATACTTACTTAATCCATTTATCTCTACCTCTCAGGCTCATTAGTAGCCTGGATGGATGTAGATTACTTAGTCTAATCTTTGCATTTCTAAGAGTGGCCGTCTTATCTTTTCTGGCCCTGTTTATAATGTACTCCTGAACGCCTGTCTTGTTGTTTAGTAGGGCGAACTTTATGTAGTTATACAGATATTCCTCAGCCATCTTATTGATGCTAATCTTACTGTCGTCTCCGTTCTCCATGCCGTCAGACACGTACTCAAGGACTATATGCTTGTTCTCTATGCCTGAAGAAAAATCTATCACACCAGACGCCTTGTTTATTGAGAACCTTGGGTTGTTGTTTGCCTCTGCAGTGTCTAGTCCGTATCTACCACCCATCCTGTAACCAAAGTACCAGTCACCCTCGTAGTTATATCCATGACATCCGTGATATATACCGCCTCCCATATATAAAGTCTTCTCTTGTCTTAGTATGTCTACCCTTGAATCTCCAGTAACAATCTCGCCTGCGGAGTCAAAAAGTATGTCCAGGTTATTATCCTGAAGATACCCCACAGCAGATATAGGCTGTCTGTTTTCTGTCAATGGAAATAGTACGTTCCCACTTAGCACTGATATACGTACATAGTTTACGTAGTCAGGAGGCATGACCATCTTTAGTTGATCTCCCATCTCCTGCTCTATCACCTTTATATTTCTAAGTGCGTCATAGTTAAGCTCCTGTATCGCTCTCTTTGCATGAAATAGAATTGCATATCTATCTACATTGTTTACAAGCTTATCGTTGCCCACATACATAAGCATAAAGTTGTTCACGATGTCAGCCAGGGATACGTACTGGTATTCTCCGTGGTTGAGGTCTGTAGGTATGACACCTCCATTTGTGTAGTATTGGTAGTTAGTTATATATGCCATATCTATTGTTTTTGTTGTGCGTCCTGAAGTTCTTCAGACTTAGCAGCCTGAACAACCTCTGCCTCTCTAATTGAAACACCAGCGTACTGTAGTATCTTTAACACTAGGTTTACAAAGTCACTTTTAGGAAGCTCAAAGTCTTGGTAATCTGCCGCAGATTCATTAAATAGTGGATCTGAGTCTGTTGCACTTGTTGCTATGTATGTCCACTTTGGATCGACTGGGTACCTTATGTATCCCATGTTTACGTTTGATGTTATTGTGGTTGGATAGACTATGAATCCTGTCTCGTCAAGTGTATATACTGGGTATGCTACAGTAGGTGCCGTTAGGTTTGAAGACGTGAGCTTCAGAACCTTGTTATGGCTAACCTTCTCCACCTCGACAGAGGTGTTGTATATAAGCTTGTCCACAAAGTAATAGTCTGTAGGTGGTGTAAACTTTGAAGTTGCGTATGTCAGTGTAGCAACCTTATAAAAGGTATCTATAACGTCCGATATTTTTTTTGGTATGTCTGAGTATCCCTCGCCATGAAGCCTTGCATTCTGCTTGACTATTGACGTGCTGTACGAGTATATGTACTGCTCGAACACCTCAAGCTGTGCCTGCTTTGCAAACAGGTTGAACTCAAATGGGGTTATGTATCCCCTGTTCTCCTTGCTGATTATAGACAGTACGGTATTTCTTACTTGATTGATCATCTATCTAGTTTTAACAAAGATAATCAAAAAAAAAGAGGGCTCATTAAAAACCCTCCTTTTACAATTACAAAGGTTGTATTAAGATACAACTTTTACTTCATAGTCAGCTACAGTTACTCCCGCAGGAACAGTAACAGGACTAAGGACAACTCTCCAATTTGTTTCAGCCGCATTTTTTATTGCTGCATTGATGTTATCAATAAGAGCTTGATTTGCACCTGTACAAGTTAGTTCAAGTTTGTTGCTACCAAACGCTGATGAAAATACTTCAACGACAGTTGCACTTCTAAGACGAGCCATCATACCGTCTCCTATTGGAGCTTGCAGTACACCGTCATTTGTTGTAGATATAGTTATATACTTTGCCATTTTAAAAAAGTTTAATGGGTTATAAAAAAATAATTATCGGTACAAAGATACTAATTTTCAGATATCTTTTCATCCAGGAACTTGAACAACTCCAGACCATCATTAGACTGTAGGTAGGATGCCAATGTATACAGCGGATCCTCTCCGAATGGTATGGTCATCAACTTCTTCTTGTTCTCCTTAAGATTATAAAATATCTCCTTCTTATTATTTCTGAATGACAGGTAGCCGTCAGATAAAGCTCTGGCCGCTATGTTATTCACACGTAGAGATGGATCATTAACAGCTTCCATAAAGTCTTGAGGATACCTCTTTGCGTAAAGCATAATATCTCTCTTAACCTCAGCTACAGTCATAGAGGAAACTCTTCCTCCAATAAGTACGTTAGCCACAGCCTCCATGGTGTTCCAGTCTAAATCCCTAGCCTTAACCTGAGCATCAAGCTCGCTGTACATAAAATCAACATGATCTTGTGCGTCTTTTTCATTATCAAACTCATAAAACTCCGAACCATTGTTTGGATGGTAGTGTAAGAACTCTTGAAGTACTGGGTTTGTCTTAGGTACTCTTAATACCCCATCTTCAAAAACTATTGGCTCTAAAATAACATTGCTATCCTGCTCATCCTGAAATGGTGAGTTTGCGTTACGTGCGTATCGAAGAGGTCTATTTATATTATTCTCCTCGTCGTAGTAAAGCAGTCTGTTTCTTGGTGTATCTCTCGACGCTATAAAGTAAGCCAAAGGCTCCTTTTCATTTTTTAATAGGTATACTCTATCCTTAGGCTCGAGTATTGATTTTCTTTTTTTCATTTTATTTTAATTTAATTTTTACAATAAAAACCAGGGGCCGAAACCCCTGGTATATAAATAGTCCTGTATTATCCTTTGAACAATACGAAGTTATTAGCTCCCATAACACAAAGTGCTCTTTCTGACAAGAAGTTAACCTGCATCTTATCGATGTCGCTACTCATAGCTCCACCTGCAGAACCTGTCATCCAAGTTTTGTATCGACGATCCTCAGCCTCAGAAGCTCTGTAACGTACATGTAAGAATGGACGTTTAGCGTTCTTACCAAGAACTTGATCGTACACTGATGTAGTACCAGCTGGTACAAGTACACCATTGATAGCTCCACCAACTAGACCTCCACGAAGCGTAGCATCGTTTAAGTATTTCCAGTCAGTCTTGTAAAACTCATAACCTCTCTTGAATCCAGAGAATCCAAGGTTAAGTGCCATCTCCTCTGAATTGTCAAACAATCCGTAAGATGTACCACCTGCTCCGTAAGAGTTTTGAGCTGCTAGACCACCTGCTCCGTAAGAGTTTTGAGCTGCTAGCATGTCGTCAATATCGAAAGAGAACTGACGGTTTAAGAACAATACGTTCTCAGCGATAGCACCCTGCTTGTCAAGACGTTGAATGATTGTATCAAAGTCTGCTAATGCAGCTGGGTTACCACCTGACCATACGTTACCTCTATCCTCAATAGTATCAAACATACCCTGAGTACCAGCATTTACTGTACCAGCGGCAGAGTTGTCAGACAACTGAGCCTCAGCAGAAGAACCTGTCGCAGCAGGAACACCTTCAACCATAGACATCTCTAAGTAATCCTCGAATCGTAGACGAGTCTCGTGCTCTGACTTTAAGTACCAAAGGTATCCAGTCGCACCATTTTCAGTTGTAACCTCAACCCATCCAACTTGAGCCATGTCAGATCCTGACACTTCATAGTTGTCTTTGATGATGATTGGCTTACACTCGAAGATATCATCCTGAGCCTCTAA